AAGCAATGGTAACTGGAATTGAGGCAGACATTGTTGTCTGACCTAATGCAATAGCTGCACCACCAACTTGGTTCAAATTAACATTTTGTTCAGAAGCCCCAGCGAATGTTACACGTAAATTTCCAGCAGTGTCCAACGATAGAGGATTTGTAGTTCCTGCAATATAAGTAGGTGCAGCAGTTGTGACAGCACCTTGATCTAGAACACCATTTTCTCCTGATGTAGTAGATCCTTGTGCATAATCCTCTGCAGGATTGATTGTAACTTGTGATGCATTTGCTACTGATACTGTTGATTCTGCTGCTGTAGTGCGAATCGGCAATTGTGCGTCGAAATCACTCATAGTAGTTCTCCTTGCAAATAATTAATTGCTTGTTTTAAATTCTCTATTGAATCTTTAAATCTTCCTAAAGCATTATTGCAATCATCACACAACAATCCTCTAACTCTACCTGTTGCATGATCATGATCTACACATAAAGACTTGGTTAAGTCATCTTTATGGCGTTTACAAATAATGCATTTATTTTCTTGAATTTTAAGAAGATTATTATACTCCTCAATTGAAATTCCATAATTCCACTGGAGAGCATTATTCTTAATTTTATCTAAATTTTTATCTCTCCAATCTTTACGTTGCTTCTTATCTTGTTGAGGATTTTTTCGTTGCCATTCCTTACCACGCAAGGCACCACATTTTTTACAATCCGATCTTACACCTAAGATTCCTTCCTTACGTTTATAGAATTGATCTAGCGGTTTAACTTCTCCACATTTGCTACATTTCTTTGTTTGCACAGTTAGACCCTTCATAAACTCTTATTTCCCAAGTTTATCAATAGATTCCTGAGTCTTACTAATATCTAGCATAGCAGCTGCAATATTCTCTTCAATTTTTCGCAATTCATCTGCTACTTCCATTTTGCGAAGATCAAATCTCTCTAACTGAAGTTTCATTTCTGTGACATGCACCTGCAATCTCTTTCGATTCAAATCTTGGCTAGGTCCTAAGTCTGACATGGTAATTCTCCTTTTACTGAATTTAATTTAAAGTTCCAAGTAAATTAGCTTTAAAATCTTCTGTATGATTACTATACATTGTAACACAAATTGTAACAACTTGTCCTGCTGTAGCTGGAATAGGTGCATCTTGATAATCAACATGAAAGTTAATCTCTGCTGCTGAAGTCCATCCACCACCTACGGTTATTCCATCAACTTGAATCAAATACTCACCATTGTAGCAACCCCAACCATAAGCTCCCGTAATACTTAAAGTTTTTCCAGCGGGAACTGTATAACTTAAAATAACAGTTAAAATACCAGGAGGGACAGTTGTATTTTCTGCATATTTATTTATAGGGATGCCAACAACTCCGCTGGTTGTAACTACAAGAGAACCACCACTAAAATTAAAATTACCTAAAGCAGACAAAATGGAAGTTGAAGTAGCTTCAGTTGCTGGATTTACTTCAACACCATTGGAATCTCTAAGATTTACATGAAATGCTCTATATTCAGTAAGTCTTACTGCTCCCGTTTCACCAGCAGCTAATGTAGGACTTGTATCCTGGTAGACTCCACCGACTGGCTGTTCAATTGATGTTCCATAGATAAAGGCACTTTCGTCAACTGCACCAGTACTTAGACCATTTGTAACATGGACATTTAAAGAACCACTTGAAGAAGTAAGAGGATTTCCAGTAGAATCTTGAATATCTGTTACTAAATTTCCACTTGCATCTGTTTTTATAAATGTATTCGAAGTTCCATCAGTACCATAAATGGCAACACTATCTGTATTATGATCAATCTGAACAGGGAGTACTTCAGTCGGATTTATATTTATACTACCATCAGGATTAACTAAAAGGGCATTACCTTGATAGAAAATGCTTGTTCTTAAAGCATACCCATGTATACCCCAATTTACAACAGAAACATCTTCTGATGTGTTGCCATTATCAGGATCAACACCTTTAATAACTACATCATTAACTGTTACAGGGCCAGTAATAGTGACATTGCCAATAGAGAGCTGCCCATCCTCATTTACTTGAATGGGAATATACTTATCAGACGGTGTAACACCGTAGATAGGATAAATGGGAAGTTCTAATGGAATATCAGCTACAGATAGCTGTACTCCATATTGAGGATCTGGTCTAGTCATACAAAAAGACTCCATGCATAAACAAGTCTAACACAACGTCGTTAGCTGAGATTATAACTATGTGCTTTTCCATAGATCCCTAAAACATATGATAGGGCGATTTTTTTTTACTTCTGCGTTCCCGATGTACTATCAGAGATTGCAATTATCTCATAAAATATTAGTGCCCTAAATAGTGGAAAATACTATAATGACCGCCAATACTAATAAACTGAGACAAAAAATTTTATTCTATTTTATTTGGGAAAGTCGGAGTTCAATGTTATTCTTGAACTGATTCGATGTGGTTTTACCAAGAATATCTTTAAGTAGATCAATATTTTGACTTTCTTTTATAAATCTTATTTTTAAAAAATGATCGAGTTTACAAAAATCTTCATAGGAAAATACTTTGTTTAAATCTGTAATTTGTTTATTTTCAACCATTTTTATACTATCTACTTTTGCTACTTCTGGTAAAATTGTTGTGGTAGGAACATCTAGTTGTTTTTGTTCAACTTTTATATCAAGTTCATTTATAGAGTTTGTTTTACTTAAAATTATTTTATCTTCTGCCTTTGGTTCTTCTAAAATTTCCTCAATCCACCCATTCTCTAAATAACCTTTTAAGCTACCCACTTTTAAACTTTTTCTAACATCTTCAGGATCGAGAACATCCAAAGGTATTTCATCTCCCTCTTTTACTTTTAAGGAGGGAGCATAGCCATTATTATATTTAACGGATAGATCAGGAAAAGGCAATTCTATTCGACACTCTTTAGCATTCTTCATCTTTACCTGTAATCTCATTCTTATCCTTCTTTTCTTTTATTTAAATTAAAATGGATACGCTACTTCCCAAAGTCCAGCTAAGGCAGTAGCACCAATATCATTTGGATGAACACCATCTGCTTGATAGTAGGTTGCAGCGTTTGCAGCAAATACGCTGTACGCTGTCATGTCACCTAGAAACACTACACCAGGGTTAGCAGTGACGAGATTCGCCAGGGCAGCGTTGTAAGTCTCTAGCGTTGTGTTTGCTCCGACAAGACTTTCCGTCTTCAGATACGGTGGCTGATTGAGTACAATCTTATTTATTCCAGCTCCGACTAGCGCGGTGATAATTGTTTGTAGATTAGCCTGATAGTCTGTGGCGTTTGTTCCGTCAATATTTGCGTCATTTGTCCCGAGCATTATCAACACAGTCTCATAATGTGTACCGTGTGCGATACTCTCTAATAAATTATAGAGAGGCGTACCCTCGTGGTTCTCGGCCCACGACGCTGTGCTTGCTCCATTTACTCCACCGTTTGTCGGTGTATCGTTAAGCAATAAACCCGCTTGGATGGACGGGGGTTGCACAGATACTAAACCGTACCCATATGTAATACTATCGCCTAAAAAGAAAAGAGGCTGACTCACATTTTTCGGGGTGCCCCAACTCCGAAGAGTGGGGCTCAGGCCGATAAGTCAACTACCGTAATCCGGCATTGTACTTCCCCCAAATAACCCGTCGCACCAAATTGGAGAACGTCACCCTTCATGCTTTCCATATACACGGTATATGTGTGCGATGCGGTATCGCCCGGAGTATATAGAGTCTGGAACGCCATGGGAACGAGGGAATTACACGCCGTCTTTTGCAGAGATACTGCAGGAGAGGCAATATTTGTGGTATCGTCTCGGAAGATGGTAAAATACCCGCTATCTGCACCAAAGGTTTGCGCTGCCGAAGATACCATGATTAAAAGCGGAGATGTGGCTGTACTCGCCGCCAGCGTAACCGTCAACCCTGTAGAGACAAATGAGGTAGAGGACGTGGTAACGGCTGAGGTCAGCGTACCCTGCGCCGTATTCGGTGTAGAAGAGCCGCCGCCGCCGACTGCCGCCCAGGTCGTTCCATTATTCGCGTACAGCGCATTCGCGGTACTGTTCCAAAGAATATTTCCCATACGGTTGGGAGTCACGGCTGCCATCTGAGCGTCGGTGAGAACTGTCAACCCGAGACCAGTATAGGGGTTAATCATGTCAATTAAACATGCTCCTGATGGTGCTGCAGACCCCATAGCAAGCTGCCCATCAATGGCTACGTTACCGTCCACTTCTAGCGGCTGAGATGGCGTCGTTGTATTAATGCCGACCCGCCTATTTAATGTATTAATGTGAAGAATAGGATTACCTTCTATATCTTGAAATTCAATAGCGTTAATGGCATCTGAAGCAGACGTAATAATAAGTGGATTTGCACTTCCTTTAATAGAAGCAATGGTTAGGGCTCCAGCGGAAAAAGCACCAGTGCCACTACCAGCTGAAACTACTGTGGCGGCAACTGAGCCTGAACCACTTGCAGTAACATCTCCTGTTAAAGCTGTTATGCCACTACCACCACTTGAAGCGATTGTTAATGTGCTGCCTGAAGGAGTAATAGTTACATTGGAACCTGCTGCTAATGTAACAGCACCTGTTATACTGTTAACCGAACTAACGCCACTTGAACCACCACCACCAACAGGATTAAATGTTGTTGTATCAACTGTAGCTATAATGTCTAGCTGCCCTGCAGAAACATACTCATTCAATGTTGTCTGAATAGCCTCTAGCTGATCTCCAGACATAACGGTAAATAAATCTACAGTAGTGCCATAGATAATTACAACGGGGAATTTTGAACTATCATAGCCAGGAACTGGCAGAGTAATATTTGTATGAGAAGTAGAAATATTTTGTACAGTCCGAATAATTATAGCCATTTTTAAGACTCCTTAAATATTTTATAAAACTATGCACAACAGGACCTGATTTTAATCAGATCCTGTCTAGTATAGCTTTTAACTTACTTAGATAAGTATAGTCAGAATCATCGTTCCAACACCAGCATCATTAGCTGCTTGTAATGGAATACGAAATTCTCCAACACTGTTGGGGAAGATCGTTCCCGAAATTAATCCAGTACTCTGATTAATAACTAGATCCCATGGCAGATACGTTGCATAAAATGACGTGGGTGAATTAATGGCAACGATCTGGTAGCTAAAGGAAGCCGATGCATTAACTGGAACATTCACAGTGGCAGCACTTGGGAATGTTACTGTTGTACCAGCTGGCCCATAAGTCAATGCTCTACCATTCAATACACTATTAGAGGCAAAGGTAATGGAAGTACCAGCTAGAATTGTTCCATTAACAGTACAATCTGCTCCAAATGTAAATGCTGAACCAGTAACGAAGAATACATTATCTGCTGTTGCACCATTCGTTAGAACAACTGTTGCATTTGCTGGCATTGTAAGGGCAGTACCAAAAGTAAATACATACTGACCTGCTCCATTTAATGTCAATGGACCAGCTGACCATGTTCCTGTTGAGGAAGCATGATAGTTACCTGGTGTAAGGATTGCTCCACCTAGATCTGTTAAAGAGATATCTGTAGTAGGAGTAAGTGCTTTCAAGGCTATTGCGGCTGCTGTTGCATCAGCATGAGCTTGCAATGCAGCTGCATCACCCTGATGAAGAACACCAGTGTAAGTTCCTGGAGGAAAACCAGTAATTGTGCTACCTGGGGCAATACCTAAATCTCCATTAAGTACAGTACTACCTGTATTTGTTACAGCTGTATCACCTAGAACAGCATAAGTGGAAGCTGATAGGAGATGTGCATTACCAAGCTTAACAAGAACTTCATGAACGCTAGTAATTTTTGGGGCTTTATAATCAGGAACAACTGATTCTGTGATATTACCTTTTGTAATATAAATATTGTCTACCATATGTTTCTCCTTATTTCGTCATATTTTTACATATTCTTATCTAATAACTCGGTTAGTACTTCAATTCGAGGCGTTTAGGTGCGAATACGAAATTCGTGCAGAGGTCCTATAAGGACTTTATTGCACACTTCCTATTTCCATCTTTGTAGCCTTACAGGACTTCAACTGCCATACTACAAATTAATTGGGATTGGTAGGCATATGCAGGTATCACCCTGACAATATCATTACGGTCTGATTAGGACCATCCACGTCACCTATACCTATCTTAGTGGTTCACCCAAATTGTGCCTCTAGTGATCAGCTAGAGGGCTTATGCAAGAGCTTTGCAGCCCTGAGCCCTATTACGAATAATAGGGGGAATAAATTATAAATTGGCTTTGAGGGCAAGACTCGAACTTGCAACCTGAGAGTTAACAGTTTCCTGCTCCACCATTGAGCTACCTCAAATCTTTAATTTGCTTAGTGGACTCGACAGGAATTGAACCTGCAACCTTGTCCTTGCAAAGGACCTGCTCCCCCAAATTGAGCTACAAGCCCACTAAACAAACTTTATCATCCGTGTTGTAATTCTTTAACATGAGCAATAACGAGTTGCATTGCTCTATCTTCACCAATAACAGCTATCTCAGTCTTTGTAAAACCCCAACCACATTCAATACATTGAATATGGTTATCTCTATCTTCCATCTGTTTTGAAAGTATATTATCCATATAATAAGTATATAAGATTTTTATCTACTTGTCAAGGACTTTCTTAAACTCCCATTTAACTTTACCACAATCGTAGATTCTAAAAAATCCCTTTTTAGCAGCTTCTAACTTCTCATCTATTCCTGCTTTGACCCTAAAATTAAATTTGTGTTTGCGAATAAAACCATTAGTATACTCATAATCAGGTCTTAGTTCAGTTACTTTTTTAAAACCAAGTTTCTCATACATACTTCCATCAAATAAACGATTATCAGAGAAAGTAATTACAGTTTCACAATTAAGTTTATATATCGCATATTTTAAAGCTTTCTCATGAGGATTCCATGCCTTAAAATTATGATCCCAGAATGCCCTGGTCCAATCTACAATAGTTTCATCTGATTTCTTAAAAGACCAACCACCAATTATTTGGTCTTCATATTTAGCTAATAGATAGAGAGAAGCATTTACTTCCCTTCCCGATAAATAATGAAACTTATTATGGTGAACTTGAAACTCTTTTTGATCCACTTCTATAATATCAAAATTATAAATACGCTTAACAGCCTCATCTGTGGTAACACCCACAAGTAAATTTAAAAAAATATCTTTATGTTTTTGCCATTCATCTGAATAAACATTCAAATATCGAATTCCTAATTCTTTAAGCTGTTTATATTTCTCAAAATCACGATTTTCTGTCAAAAATTTAGATGAATGCCAAATAAGACCACTATACTCAAAAGCTAATTTTTTACTTGGAATATAGATATCAATTTCTTTCCCAGAAAGTAATGTTCTTACACTAAATTGAGCATCAGGAAAAAATGTTAAAAGTTCAGTATAAACTTGTCTTGATGCTTCAGAAACTGACCCTGGAAAAAGCTGAGAACACCCGCAAGAAGTAGCCTTACCTAATGTAATATCGCTCAATTGAATATATTTCTCAGTAGCATCTTTGCAAGAACAACGTGTTAGAACTTTCAAATGCTGACTAGGAGTTACCATCTCAGGCAAATTTTGATCTATAATTGTTAACTTTCCAAAAGTCTGATTAATAAAATATTCTTTCGGTTGAGCATTGCAGCGTCTACAAGATTTTGATTTACCTAAAGTTAAAGATTGAACTCTAATTAATTTGGTTTGTCCACAAGAGCATTCTGTTAAAACTGCCTTTTGAGACTTAGTAGCTAAAAATTCAGGAAGATTCTTATCTATAATAGTAAGTTCTCCAAACTTCTGAGCAAGCCACCAATCCCTAGGTTTATCGTTGCAATGTCCACAAGAGGAGCGTTTACCATAAAACAAATCTGATGGACTAATATATGAAGTTCCCCCACAAGTACATTTAACCAATAATTTCTGTCTAACTGTATGGGGAGAAACAAAATCTGGTAAATCCTGATCTACAACATTCAAGTTACCAAAAGATTTAGTTAAAAGTTCTTCTCGTGAAACTGATACTTTACTTTTCATATATTAAGTATATCATATCTTTATCTATTTTGCAAGTCTTTTATTAATATACTAAGAGGGGTTATTTCTAACCCCTCCTATATATCAACATCTTTTTAAGATGTAGGCAAAAATGTATCTAAAAATCAATACATTATGGAAGTGTTACCTTCACGATGCCCTTTGCATAGCGACACAAAAATCCAACATCTTCCCATATAGCGAAAACATCGGCCATCTTATTTACATCTTTCATAGTTTCAACTGAGAGGTCTGTACGAATAGCTAGAACGCCAAGATAATCAGCGGGAGCTAGAACGAAACAGGCTGTGGTTGGAACAACGACTGATTCTAGAACATCAACACCCATGATTCCACCTACGCGACCAGCTTTCAATGCTGTGTCCTGGAAGTTGGGGGCGAAAATACCAAGGCCACCATTACCACTAGAAGCATTATTGAAGAGCAATAGATCACGACGGGTAAGTGGGTTAATGTATAGTTTGCTTGCAACTAGAAGCTTAGAGCTTAGAGTTACAATGGCTGTGGCCAAAGTATACATTGAGAGTCCAGCTGCGCCGTTGGGGATTACTGAGGGGTTGTTTGTTGCAGCAGTCGTACCAGCAAGAGATGCTGCGGGTGTCTGATTCGTTAAGCCAGAGGCGAAATTGATCAGATTATATCCACGAGTATCTTCCTGTAGCATGATTGAAGCTTTTGCACGTTCCTGGGTACGATTAAGAACATCGTACTTGCGGAAGTTGGATTCATTCCAACGGATCATTGGACGAGTTGAAATAGGGGACGTTTCAACGCGAATACGATCTGCTAGAACTTCAAGCTGTGCGGGAAGACCTTCGACTGAGATGCTTGCTGCTGGGACATCAACATCTGCATCGAATACTGCTTCCTCACCGAGTGCTAGTTTGTATGTCTGGAATAGCTGACGAATACGACCCTCGTATAGAAGTTCGCGCTTTAGGGGCGAGAGCATCTGTTGTGCAATTTTCTGTAGCCCACCGGGAGACTGCATCAAGCGAGAAAGCTTTGCTTCAACTTCTTGGCTTGAGAGTACTTCCAAGGAGGCTTCTTTGTTAATTTCGTTCATATTGTTCTCCTTTAAATACAAGTCAACCTTGCGGCCAATCTTGTTTACAACTAGATCTATACCTAATTAATTAGATAATTGATTTGATTTCGAGCTGGGTTGGTGCTACGGCAACATCGAAGCCAACAACATAACCAACAATAACTGTGCTTGTTGCATCAGATGTGATAAGACCATCGGTTGCAGCAGAGGCATAAACTGGCATGTTGACTGCATACGTTGCGGTTGCATCATAGGGATAACCACGACCATCATTATAAAGGACGAAATCTCCACCGTCTAGATACACGGATTCGAGACCGCCACGATTGAAGTTGGTATAGTCGAAACCCTGCCCTGCTACTTCACCATTTGCTGGCTGAAGTGGGAAAAATACGTTGGATTCAATTGCGAGACCTAGAGGTTGCCCTGCGGTTCGTGTATGAAGCCATGGAAGAACCTGAGCCGATGCATTGATCTCAAGTAGGTTTCCACCTACAATATTCCCAGATGCTACTGGATAACCGATAGATCGGTTAACTTCTTTAATTTGTCGAATAGCCATTTGAGACTCCTTATTATTTTATTTTCATCCTGGCAATCTGATCTACTCTTATCTCGGTAGGTTGCTTATTTAAAGGCCCACTTAGTTATGGGAAATCTTTTATTTTTATCTTTTTAACGAATCTTTATAACTTAAACTTGATTATTCTAACGTTCCCACGATATAGAATAATTTGTTACACGCGCATGTCTTATAACAAATTTTATTGAGGATGCTGTTTAGAATTTCCCATTGTTCGGAAAATCTTTGCAATCTCTTCATCTTCGGACATCTGCTCTCCATATGAAGGAGAAACGAAAATATTACTGGCTTTCTTTGTAACAGATGGTTTGAGATCAGCAATAACTTTTTCTGCAGCGAGTAATGCCTCATCCGTCATTGCTAAGAATTCTTTATGCTTTGCTGTAATGGCATGTTCAAAAGCTTTCTTCTGTGCATCTAGAAGATAAGTGCCTTGCTGAAGTTCAGAAGCATAAACTTCTTTGTCCATTTCAAGCGTATTTTTTTCAACCATGGCAGCTACGATTTTATGGCAGCGTTCAGAACGAGCTTTCAACACTTCTGCAAATTTCTTTGCTGCAGCTTCTTTCTTTAAAGTTTCTTCTTTAGCCTTAAGGGTTGCTTCTTTAGCTAGAAGTGCAGTTTCTCTGACTTTTAGAGCTGACTCTTTAATTCCTAGTTCATCTTCATGTGCTTCTTGAAGTGCTGGATGTTCCTCAACTGCTGGAACTTCCTCTTTCTTCTCTTCCATTGGAGCAGCCATTCCAGGAACTTCTGGTTTTGCCTCTTCTGCGGGAAGACCAAGAACGGCTTTCAATAGAGGAAGAACAACGGCTACTTCTGCACCAAATCCATCTGGAAGACGTTTAACTTCCTTGCCATCTTTCTCAATGATAATTTCCTTGGATTCATGATCCTTATGAGCGGAATATCCGGTGCCAATATCTAGTTTCTCTGTTTTATCAAATGCTGAAACTTCAGCTGCTGGTGCTGCTTCTGGCTTTGGGGCCTCTGGGAGAAGTGCTGGTTTTTCATCAACCTTAACATCTTCTTCAATAGCTGGTTTATCTTCTGGCATAGGCATCTCAGTTGCAGCAGATTTCTTTACAGACTCATTACTAGAATTCTCAGGAGCAGATCCCTTTGGCTCTGTATCACCTTGGGAAGATTGCGCTGCTTTATCACCTACGGTTTTGTTAGAAAGTGCTGGTTTATCTTGAACTGCTTCAATTGGAGCAGAGTTTTCAGATTTAGCAGCTTGTTTTACCGCGGAGTCGGCTTTATCGCCAACTTCTTTTTTATCTGCTGGGAAAGTAGTTCCATCTACTGATTCTTCGCTCTTCTCAGTATTAGAAATATGATCTGCTGGAGTGGTTGTACCCTTTACAGCTTCTTCGGGTTTCTTAGTTAAATCTGTCGTTTTATGTTCCGTGTCACCTTGAGCACTTATCTCAGGAGCAGAAGCTGGAGCTGCACCGCCTGGAAGAGTTGTGCCTTTTACGGCTTCTTCAGGTTTATCTCCCATCTCTTTTGTACCTTCTGGAAGAGTAGATCCTTCAACACTCTCTACGGGCTTATCAGCTGCTTGCTTTTTCATATCTTTCTCCTGGGCTGCAAATTCACCGTGAGCTTTCGCCACGGCTTCAGCATTTTTCATTCCACTGGCAATATAACTCTTTGCTGCTGTTTTAATAAAATTTTGTGCTTTAGGTGTAAGGGAAGCCCAACTAATAAGAGAAGCCTTTTTATCTTCTTTCTTCTCTTTACCCTCTTCCTCTGCTTTTTTAGCCTCTTCGCCAACAGTTTTATAATCTGTTTTTACTTCTTTCTCTGATTTCCCCATTTTTTTCTCTTCTGGATTCTTAGGAGTGGTTTTAACTTCCTTACCTTCTGCTTCTGCCTTTGGTTCCGCATAATCTGTTTTTACTTCTTTGGCTTTAGGAGCTGCTGGGCCTGTCTGACCCTTCTCCTGACCAGGCATATCAAGTTTTGTCTCAGTCTTAACTGCTGCTGGCTTAGGGGCTGCTGGACCTTTTGAATTTGCTCCTGGTTTAGAATCTGTGAATTTAGGTGTCGTAGGATAATTGTGTTTCTTATTATCTGTACCAGTAGAAGGTTTTGCATAGGAGCCATCAGGACCTAGTTCTGGACCTTTAGCTGTCTTGCTTAATTTATGGCTTACATCCCAATCTTCAGCTAATTTTTCAAGCCCTTCTTTCTGATAGCGAGCAATAGCTTCTAAGCCATATGCTTCGCTGGTTGCCCATTTCTGATCAGCAAAGGATAGTGTTTCAAATTTTTTATCCCAAATATCTTTAAGAGAAGCATCTAGAACAAGCTTATTACCTTCATACACTTCCCATGTGGAGGCTAATACATTATTTTTATCTTCATTGAATTTGGCTGAAAGAGAAGCAAAACGTGAATCAGAATGCCCCTGACAATACTTCTCATCACCATCAGTATTCTCTTTGATAGGACGTTTGCATTTAGGGCATTTCATAGCTTCCTTCTCAATTTCTTCTTTAGCTACTGTTTCAATTTTCTTCTCCAATAGCTGAGCAGCAAAACTATCTTTCACTTTAGCAACAATTTTAGAAAGGAATGTTTCTTCTTTCTTAGTGGCATCTGCAACCACTTCTTTATTAACAATCTCATTAGCTTTCTTGGTCTTATGAGCGACATAGGATTCAAGTAACCCCATTTCGTAAGCTGAAATTTTATTTAGAATCTTCTTTGTTTCTTCATTAGGCAAATTCGTTTCGGACATAGAGGACTCCTTAATAGGTGCTGGTGGACAAATGCCACAGAACTCTGCTTTTAATTTTATGGCCATATCTGAATCTACTTTAGATAATAAATTTTCGAATTGTTTGACAAAATCTAATTTCTCATCAGAAGTAAGACTTGCAGTTTTAGTAAAACGATGTTTCATGTTATTCAAAATTGTACGAATTTTTGCAGTAGCATCAGCTGGCACATTAACTAAACTGTCCTCATTAAAGACAATTCCACGATTTATGCTTCCTGCAACAATCTCTTGACCTTTAACAATTCCATATTCAGGCATATCAACTTCTGCTGCAAATCGTTTTCCCAATGAAACCCCAAGGTGCTGACAACGTTCATCAGCATCTGAGTGCAAAATTTTTGCACACACAGAGCAAACCGACTCATCTACTGAGCAACCCATCGAAGTGTCAGTGTAATCCCCAACCTCGATTTTTCTTGCAATTTCGGGATGTAAAACGCGGTCAATGCGTCCTAAAATTTCTATCCATGCAGCACCTGTTTTTTCATCTTCCATATATTCGGCAGATAAAATTCTTCCCACAGATTTAATTGGAGAGTCACTATCATGATTTAAAAAGATGCCCCTACCTTCGAAAGTCTTATAAGCTTTCTTAAGTTCAGATTTGGGGAATCCGTCGAAATTTCCATTTAGATTAAAATTAGGCTCAAGACTGCTAATGGCTTTTGCTGTGTAATACAAAAACTCTGGATTTTTTTGTTCAATAATATCCGTAACTTTAAAATCCACTTTCTGATCAGACAAAGCCTCAGTAGCTACATAGGCTCTCTTAGTAATATTAACAATAGAACCAATTTTATAAAGACTCATAGACAAATTCTCCTAACAATTAAACCCAAAGTATGGATACCAATCTCTAATGCCAAAACTTTTGCCATTACTACCAGCTATGGGAAGCCCAAGCTTCTTAAGCTCTACTACATCAAAATATTTAACCTTAATTTCTGCTTTCAAAAGAGCTTTCATTACTCTAACTGCTCGTGGTGAAAACCATCCTTTAGTCTCAACAATTTCACCATTCACAATAAAATCAGGTACATAAGTAAATTTACCTTGTTCGTCTTCTAAATTAATTCTTTTATAATTTCTAGTCCAAGGTATATTCTTGCTATCTAGATACTTAACAAATTCATATTCGTAACTACTATCTAATTTTATATCTTTATAAATAAATCTCTTAAAACTAGACACAGGAGATTTACCAAAGTTCCAATTCTTTTCTCCTGCACTTACACCAATTAAATTTTTCCTAATTGATTCAATAGATTCATCTGAAAAGTAAGCCCCAAATCTCTCTAACCTAGTTTGTTTACCTTTATCAGAAACTTCTTTTGGAATATGCTTCCCAGCCCAATATCCAGGTTTGCCAAAGAAGTGATTATCGGGTCCTGAACGAGCACTTTTCTTTAAACTTTCAACTAGTTTCTCTTGGTATTCTGGATGTTCTTTTAAACTAAGCAATCTAGCAGTACTTTTAGTTCTAAGAATACCATGTTGTTCCATAGCATCCCGTATACTTATTGTGTCAATTTTAAATTTCTCACGACATTCTTTAAGCGTATGCCCTTCTTGGTAATAAGAAACTAGTTCATCTTCTGATACTTTATCTTTCCAAGAACCCTTATTCCAAGCTGGTTGACCTTTACGATCTTTACCGCTTAACTTATTAGCTTCAGCTAAAGTTCTTACAGGAATACCCTTCTTTTTAAAATTTAAGGATAGGGTAACTTCATGTATTCCAAATTTTTTAGCGCAATCTTTTAAAGAATTTCCTGCTAAATAATAACTAATAACTTCTTGAGATGTAGTCTTATATTTTACACATAAAGTTTCAAAAGCATCTCTAGTAAGACCATCTTCTTTCAAATATTGGAGCAACGTAGGATATGAAATATCAAATTTTTCTAGGCAATCAGAAACACTTAAACCTGCTAAATACTCTGGTTTAATAAACTGTATATAAAGTTCATATTTCTTTTGCCACTTCATTTTATTTTATAACGCCTCTTATCCACTGAGGAATTCTAAGACTTGTTTCTCTTTCGAGATCTTTTAACCAATCTTCTTTTTCCTCATCTGTTGGTTGAACTGGTATAGATTCTTCAACTTGTTCTTTTTCTAAATCCGCTAACCAATCCTCATACTCCTGTGGGCTTAACTTCTGTTTTTCAAAGGGGTCTTTCATCTGTTTATGCACATCTTTAGGAATATATTTTACCTTAGTTTCTGGGACCACTGGTTTTTCTACTACTTTGGGTTGGGGCCCAGGAGCTAATGTCTTTACCTTTGGTTTTACTACTCTAGGAGTCCTAACTACAGGAGCAATGCTTTCATCAGTATGCCCATTATAATCAACCTCTATATCTGGTAAACCATCTCCTGATACAACAACTGTACAAAGATCATTTGGATGCCCATGGGACGCTATAGGTGCTGAGTGAGTAGTTGAATTCAAAAAATCTTGTAACGTCCATTGCTGTCTATTTAAATCCCTACAACGAAAACACTCTGCCCGATCTGCTTTCCAGATGACATTAGTATATCCGTCTCTAAGTAAACCATCTAAGACTGGCAAAGATAAATCTTCTCTTGCAGCCTCTTTATTCAAGCGGCAAATATGAATGGCCTTAATCGCTAAATTTTTTATCCAATTTTCCATATTCATATTCCAAAAAATCTATATTATCCGACGGAGAAAATTCTTCACATCCACAAAGTTTTAATTCTGCATTATCAAAACAATAAACACATTTACTTGTATGACTTATGAAATAGTGATTGCAAGTTCTGCATCGTTCAAAATTAAAAATTCTTCCTTGTTTCCTGCTCATATAAGTATTCCAAGTATTCCAAATTTTTTTCAATATGTTTTGGGCACTTACAATTAGTATCCCACGCCTTTCCGGTCCAGCACATTTTGTCGAAAAGATGGAGGCTTGAAGATAATTTTTGGAAATGATCGTAATGAGAACAGCGAAGACAAAGTGTATTATATTCTGCCATTATTCTGTGATATCGTGTTTCTTTAAAATGGCTTTTGCCAAATCAATTTGATGATAACAATCATCTTTAATAGTACGAGAAAGCTGTGTTAAATTGCGGTCAGAGATATCGCTAATGCGAATCAAATCTAGGACACGGCCCATATACTTAACAAATAGTGCTTCAAACATAACAGGTACATTAAGACCCTCTTCAGTTTCAAACACAATTTCTTTGCTTCTCTTTTCATTATTGTCTTGCATAATAAGTCCTCTCTCTTCTTATTTAATTATCAAAATTTATATCTAGAAATCAATATAGCGCAGTACTCCTAATACTATTAGATTTTATTATACTTTTGTTGTAGGTAAGTATTGTTATCTACTTAACTTAATAAGTAACGGAAAACCCAATGGACTCAAGTCTACTAATCAAAGTGGATAAGTCTTCTGAGGAGTAGTTTATAATTCCAATACTCTTTAAGCTGGCATGGATCTGATCTATAGAAAGCTTTTTACTAGGCCAATCTTTTAGAAAACTTTGAGCCAAAGCATCAACGCTCATGGAGAAACCTGCATTCTTAATAATAGAAATTTTTGAAGGTGAACCTTTTTTGTGTAATGGCATATTATAATTCCTTTTAAATACCTTTTAAAAACTCTCTAATTGTATGTAAGTCAACTCCAATTCCCAATCCAGAAGCCCCAAAAACACCAAAGAAAGAAGTACTTCTGGTAAGAATTCCAATAAGGTGGCCCTTACGATCTACAATCGCCCCTCCTGAGTTGCCGGGAAGTGCTGTTGCGTCTACTACGATAAAAGTAGCTTTCTCACCTTTTGGTTTTAAATTAAGTTTACTTACAATACCTTTTGTCAAAATATCAACAAGCCCCAAGGGATTTCCAATAACCCAACAATCCTCTCCACGTACTACTCTTTTTGCCAATTTAACTGGTGTGCCTTTTAGTGGTGTATAAAGAAGTAGCAAGTCAGCAGCTGGATCAACACGAACAATAACTGCATTTTCTGATACATCTCCCTTTTTCACCCAAATTTCTTTTAAAGTAATTCCCTCATCTGGTGGAAATGACACACAATGCGCTGCAGATAGGATAATATTATCTTTAATATAAACTCCACTACACGATCCCCACCCTGTCTTATCCTTTGCTGTGCTATGAATTTTCATATGAAGTAAAACGGTGCTGTCTTCCATCTTTTTTGAAATATCCGTTGCACAGGCAGGTAACACAATAAACAAAGCTAAGAGGGTAATAAGAGTTTTTTTCATATGGAGATCCTTTTAAGAATGACTTAATGTGTTTCTTCTTTCTTGGCAAGGTATTCTAAATATTCTAAATTGTCTTTCGGCAGATATTCTTTACAAGGGCAATGATCTACAAATACTGTATTCCAACCGTATTGATCAATACAACCTGTTTGTTCCTCTAGATGAGCATGATTACAAGTCCTGCATCGTTTAATATCAATTACGGGATTATATGTAATATTATTGCCTAAGCCACCAGTACCAGCTGTATATATCCCAGGAGATACAATACCAGTATGAGTAGTATTATTTGGATAACTAGTCCAAACAGTACTTGTACTAGTTGAATTAGAACTTGTTATGCTACTATTATACCCAAAGACTTGATCCATAAAACTCATCTCTTAACCTCGCTTTTCTTTTCTAAATATAAACCAAGGTATCCAATTTATTCTTAACAGTCTCATAAGCTAAATGTGCTTGATCTTCATCTATAAATAAACCTAAAAATTTCTTCTTCCCATTAATTTTAATATGGGCTTCCCATTTAGAATGCTTTTTACTCCAACTAACTCCAGTATATTTAGAAGATGATAAACCTAATCTTTTCAAATAATGATTAGAGGCATTCTTTCTTCGAGTGGCAAATCTTAAATTAAATCTTTGATTATTTAATCCATTACCATCTCGATGATCAACTATAAGTTTATCTAAATTATATCCTATAATTGCTTGATGCAAATACATTAAACTTCTTGTACCATCTTCTTTATAAAAATGACGGACAGCATAGAAGGTGGAACCATCTTTCTTAGTTTGCCATTTATAATCTTTAGCCCATTCATAAACGTCATCGTCTACAATAGTAAATTTACCTTGTGTTAAGAGAATCTGCCTCATACTTCTGGGGCTCCAAGATCACTAGTACCACCAACATTAGTTTCTCCAACCTCTGTGGTGCCTTCTGTAGCTGCTTCAGGAAGACCCTCAGCACCCTCTTCTGAAGGTTCTCCTGGTTCTACAGGTTCCTGTGGCTCACCAATACCCCCACCCATATCTCCTCCACCCCCACCACCCAATCCCTCACCACTGGGTCTAGATATCTTAGCAGGTAGGCGATTGTCTTTGGAACCCTTATCAAATATTGTACCGCGTTCTTCTTCCAATTGTTTACGTTCAGTTTCATAATCCAAGTTAGGATACTTGCTAAATAAGGTCTTAGTTGAAATAAGGCCCTCTTTATGAAATTCAGCAAACTGTTCTTGCTCTCTTTCTTGAGCATCAATATCCAAAGATTTATACCAAGAAATTTGGGGCAAAATAAGCTGCTTCTCACCCGTATCAGGATCAACTGTATAGAATTCATTTTTCTCAGCAATAG